GCGGCGATTGCGAACGGCGCGATTGATGCGGCGACCTTCGCAGCGGGTGCGATTGATGCGGCGGCCATTGCCACGGGTGCGATTGATGCGGATGCTATCGCAGACAACGCCATTGACGCCGGGGCGATTGCTGCGGATGCGGTGACGGAGATTCAAAGCGGGCTGGCGACTGCTGCGGCGGTGGCTGATGTGCCGACCGTGGCCGAATTCGAGGCGCGCACGCTGCCGGCCGCGTCATACTTCGATCCCGCGGCAGACGTGGTCGCGCACGTCACGCTGGTGGACACGACCACGACGAACACGGACATGGTAACGGTTGGCGATGTGGCCGATGCGGTATGGGACGAAGCCCTCGCGGGTCATGCGGTAGCAGGCTCAGCAGGCGCAACACTCAGCGCAGCTTCCGCGCCAACCGCGGCCGATGTAGCCGATGCAGTGTGGAAAGAGGCGATTGCGGATCACTCCGGCACGGTTGGTTCGACGGCCGAAGCACTGGCCGCTGCCGGCGCAGCAGGCGATCCGTGGTCGACCGCACTACCCGGGGCGTATGCCGCTGGCACGGCAGGCGACATTATCGGCAACCTGGTTGACGACATTGGGGCCATCGTGCCTGCGCTGGCAGTTTCCACCACCGACGCGGCAAGCGTATCGACTGGCGCGCTGTCCGTACGCACGCATCACACGCTGTCACAGGCGCTTACGTCCACGACGACAAGCGACCTCAGCGCAGCGACGAAGTTGTGGCTGGCGATCAAAGCGGAGAAGGACGACACCGACGCGCAGGCAGTCATCTTCATCGAGAAAACAGGAGGGCTAACGGTTCTGGCCGGCGCGGCGTATACGACGGTCGCGCATGGCTCGCTTACCGTTGGCGGCAGCGCGGGCGCGTGGACGGTGACGGTCGCCATTGACGAAGTTGCGACCGGCCTGCTGACGGCCTACGCTGACGGTATGCTGTGGGCTGAGTGTAAAGCGCTGGTCGGCGGGTCCACCGTCGCTGTGTGGGACGGCGTGTGCGACGTGGCGCGGGGCATTGTGAACGCGGTGGCTTGACATTCAGGGTGAGGCGGCGTGCGGCGTGTTCCTCCTTCCACCAGGCAGCCGCACGGTGAGAGGGGACGCTTGCCGATGGCCGAGAGCGCAGGCCAGCGCCGCCAATAACAAACGGAGGTTAGCATGAAGATTCCGGGGTTCTTGTGGACGGCAGTTCTCGCACTCATTCCGCTGCTGATTCAGTGGCTTGAGGGCGACTACTTCACCGGGCAAACGTGGGTGTCCATCGCCGTGCTCGTGCTGGGCTTCGCAGCAAAGGCGATTGAACTGTACCTCGCGCAAAAGCGCGCTGTTGGTTACGAGTCGTTCGGCGGTGCGCCTGAGTCGCGCGTCAAGCGCTTCCTGGTCGGCTGACATGGCCTGCACCAAGCGGCGCAGCGTGCGCAGGAAAAGCAAACGTGGCAAACGGTAAGGCTGAGCCTGTCACATTCGATGCAACGGTCAGCAAGGTCACGACGCTGGCAGACGGCGGGATCAGGATCGCGCTTGATTTGCCGGAAGATGCGATTATCGCTGCGGCTTGGCTGATGGAATGCAAGCGCGAAGGTGTGGTTTTGCAGGTCACATGCAAACCCAGTTAGACGGTAGACAACAGGATGAGAGACGAGAAGGGCCGTTTTGTAAAGGGTTCCGCGGGCAATCCGCATGGACGGCCGCCCAAAGAGCGCGAAGTGCGCTTTTACGAGATCACGCTGGCAACGGTTACCTTCGATGATTGGAAGGAGATTGTAGCCCGTGCGGTTCAGGATGCGAAGCGCGGCGATGCGCCTGCGCGCAAGTGGCTGGCTGATTATCTGATTGGTACGCCGGAGCAGAAACTAGATGTTACCAGCAATGGCAACACGGTCTTTGTCGAATACGTCAACGATTGGCGCGAGACGCAATAGCGTTCGCTTGCCTATGCCGCACGCCGGGCAGCGCTTCGTGCGCGAGAACGCCAAGCGCTTTACGTGGTTGAGCGCCGGCCGACGTTGGCGCAAGACGACACTAGCCATGACCATTTGCGTTGAAGAAGCATTGAACGGCAAGAGCATCGTGTGGGGCGCGCCGGTGTATGACCAGGTTAGAACCTGTTGGGATGAGACGTTGCACGCTGCGCCACAGGTCGGACGGTTTAGCAAGTCAGAGATGACCGTCTACTTTGGCGGCAATGGCGGGCGCATCATTTTTCGTTCGCTGGACAATCCTGACAACGTGCGCGGCAAGACAGCCGACGGCGTGGTGATTGACGAGGTTGCCGATGTAAATCCGCTGGCGTGGTATGAAGTGCTGCGACCGATGTTGATCGACACGAATGGTTGGTCCTGGGGCATCGGCACACCTCGTGGGCGCAACTGGTTTTGGCAGGAGTTCAATGCGGCATTGGATCGGGCCGACACAGCCGCCTTCAATGCGCCAACGTTGGGCGTTGAGATACATGACGGCAAACTGATCCGTAAGGTGCATCCGCTGGAGAATCCGAACATTCCATTTGCGGAACTTGAAAACCTATACCGCACCATGCCGGAACGCTCATTCCGGCAAGAGATTCTAGGCGAGTTCATTGACGACGGCGGCTCAGTCTTTAGGCGCATCCGCGAGGCGGCGACGGCGACGCCACAGACCGGCGCGCAGGAAGGTCATTTGTACATTCTCGGCGCAGATTGGGGCCGCACCAACGACGCGACCGTGCTGACCGTGATCGACGCCACGACGCGCGAGGTGTGCCACGTTGACCGGATGCTGGACACCGACTACCGCTTGCAAACGTCACGCCTGCGCGCACTGGCCGAACGCTTCAACGTCGCGCAGATCGTGGCCGAGACAAACAGCATGGGCGGGCCGCTGGTCGAGCAGTTGCTAGGCGAGGGGCTGCCGGTCATGGGCTTCACCACCACGAATGCGAGTAAGGCGCTCATCATCGACGCGCTGGCACTGGCGTTTGAGCGTGACGAATTGCGCATCCTCAACGATGCGCAGTTGATCGCGGAGTTGCAAGCGTATGAGGCCGAACGGTTGCCGGGCGGCATGATCCGTTACAGCGCGCCGGCTGGCATGCACGACGACCATGTGATGAGCTTGGCTCTGGCGTGGAGCGCGGCACAGAACGCGGGTATGGACTATATGAGGTTTATTGCATGACCTATCACGTCATTGGCGGCGCACAAGGCTATAAGGGCATCACGCTCAGCGACTTCGACACCTGGTTGGATGCGCAGATCACGGGCCACGGCGACGCAGCCGAAATGTATCAGTCGGTCGCGTGGGCCTATCGCTGCGTCCAGTTGCGCGCCAATGCCGTTGCCGCCATGCCGTTCGTGGTTACGCGCGAAGGCTCAGACGACGAGGTAGACTCGCCGTGGCCGTTGACGCGCCTGCTGTGGAACACCGAAGCCGCGCTATCCGTGTGGGGCGCATTCTACTGGCTGAAACGCGCTAACCGGGTGGTGCTCAAAGAACTGCAATGGCTCAACCCGCTGACGATGAAGGCCGACTACAACGAGAACGGCATTCAGGGCTTCGAGCAGAAGGTCGGCGCAGTCACCAAACGCTTCACGCCACAACAGATCGTCTACGGGCATTCATTCAATCCGTATGACGACCTGGGTCCTGGCGTCGCACCGTTGCAAGTCGCGCTCGAGGCGGCGGGCATTGCGAAGAACGTCAACCAGTGGGCCGCGGGCTTCTTCGAGCATGGCGCAATTCCGGCGCTGCTGCTTCACACGGACAGCACGTTGCCGCGCGGTGAAGCCGAGCGCATCGAGGGCGCGTGGAATCGCATGGTGTCCGGCGTGCGCAACGCGTGGAAGGCGATCGTGCTGCAAGGCGGGTTGAAGCCCGAGGTGATTCAGCCGCCTGTCAATACGCTGGCTCTGCCTGAGTTGCAGGCCGGCGTGCGCGCGCAGATCGCCACGGCGATGGGCATTCCGCAGACCATGCTGGAGGATGCGGCCAACTTCGCAACGGCGAAGGAACACAAGCAGTCGTTTATCCTGGACACCATCGCGCCGGAATGCGAGTTGATCCAGGAAGTCGCCAACGAGCAGCTATTCCAACTGTACGGGTTGGAGTTGCAATTCCGGCCGCAGGACCTTGACATTTTGCAGGAGGACGAGGAACAGCGCGCCGGTTCGCTGGCGTCGTTGGTGTCCTCGGGTATGCCGCTGAAGCTGGCGCTGGAAGTGCTCGGCTACGATCTGACGCAGGATCAATGGGAAATGCTCGCGGAGGCCGAAGCCGAGAAGCAGCGCGCGCAGGAACGTGACTTCGAGTTACAGAAGGCGCGCTTTGCGCAGCCAGTTGTCACAAACACAGGCGCGGAGCCGGATCGCGACACACGCGAATCGGAGCGCGAGGAGCGCCGCGAACGGGCCATGCGCAGCGATCTGCGGCTGTGGGAGAAGAAGGTCGACAAGCGCGGGCGGGTAACCGGCTTCGAGTCTGAGCACATTCCCGCGGGCGTCAAGGCGCTGGTGACGCAGCGCATGAATGAGGACGTTGACACGGCGTTTGACTTCCTCAAAGCGGCAGACATGACGGCTGCGGAAGCGGCATTGCAAAAGCGCATTGCTAAGGTTCTGCGGGAGGCCGAAGCGCGTGCATTGGAGGCTATTGAAGCCGGGGCAGAATTCGACTATGACTTGTTCGCGCAGGAAATGCGCAAGGCATTGCAGCCACAACTAACCAGCATCGCCACCGAGCAGGTGCTACGTAATGCGGTGCTGGTCGGCATCGACTTCGACATTGCGGCCGTGAATGAAGCGGCATTGGCATGGGCGCAAGGTTACGCCTTCGAGTTAGTCAAAGGCATCACCGAGACGACGCGCAAGGTAGTTAGCAAGGCGGTTGAGGCGTTTGTGTCAACTCCTGGCATGAACAACGCTGACTTGCGCGCCATGCTTGCACCGACATTTGGCGATGTACGCGCAGCCATGATCGGGACGACTGAAGTCACACGGGCTTATGCGCAGGCGACCAGCATTTACCAGAAATTGGCCGAGGATGACGGCATTGCAATGGTACAGGTGTGGGATACATCGGGCGACGACAAGGTGTGTCCGATTTGCGGACCATTGGACCGGCGACCGGAAAGCGAATGGGGCGCGCAGGCCGGGGGACCTCCGGCGCATGTGAATTGTCGGTGTGGCACGCATCTCGAATTGGCGAAGGGTAAGCGACGTGGTTGAGATCGAAGTCAAGATACCGGATGACCTGTTGAAGCAGCTTGATCCGGCAAGGGTTGACCGGGCATTGCGCGCCTCGACGTTTGCCGTCGGTCAACTGGTGCAAGGCGAGTTACAGAAGTCAACACCACCGGCGCACCGTCCGGTCATTTGGGCCAGCGCAAAAGCGCGGCGCTATTACTTCGCCATGCGACGCAAGGCAGGACTATCGATGCGCTACACGCGGCAGAGTGACCCGATGTCACAACGGGTGCAACGTGGCTGGACGGTCCTACACCACGACCGTACTGACGCCATCGTGCGCAACAAGGGCGTGCGTTATGCCAAATATGTGCAATCTGCGAAAGACCTGACGGCACAGCATCGGGCGACCGGCTGGATGACAGACGTGCAAGCCGTCAACAACGTGAAGCGCCGCGGCGATGTCAAACGCATTACCGAACAGGCCGCGCGCAAGGAGATGGGACTATGAACCTAGTTGAGATCAAGGTCATCACCGACGAAACCGTGACCGTCGCTGGCTACGGCGTCGTGTGGGGCGCGCATGATATCGAGGGTGACACCTTCACGCCGCAGACCGACTTTGACGGCGGCTATGTGCCGCTGAAGCGCGTCTACTACGACCACACGCTGGACGCCGAAGTGCAAGAGCCGTTAGGTGTGGTTACGGAAACGAAGTCCGATGACATGGGGTTATGGGTGGAGGCCCAGCTTGACCGCAGTAAACGCTACGTCGAAGCCGTGGTCAAGTTGATCGAGAAGGGCGTGCTGGGCTGGTCATCGGGCGCGATCTCGCACCTGGTCCGGCGCGAGGGCAAGTCGATCAAGGCGTGGCCCATCGTGGAATTCAGTTTGACGCCGACGCCTGCGGAACCGAGAACACTTGGCGTACGCAGGCTCAAAGCTCTGGTCGAGGAACATCCCGAACTAAAGGCACTGCTAGAGGATGACGCGCTTGAGGCGTTGTCAGCAGATGCGGCGAAGGATGTAACCGAGCCAGTTGAGATCAAGACATTTGCAGGAGATTTAGCAATGAGCGAGCAGACGAACGCACCGGCCGTCGAGCCGGTGGATATCGCCGCTATCGCCCGCCAAGCTGCGACTGAGGCAGTCAAGGCTTACAAGGCAGAGTTGGCGAAAGAGGAGCCGGAGGTCAAGGGCGCGGCGGCAGTGCCAGCCACGCCGAAAGACCCGGCTGACAAGGGGCCGTACAAGAGCCTGGGCATGTTCCTTCAGGACGTTGCGGCCATGAGCACCCCGGGCGGGCAGCCGCGCTATCCCGACTTCCTGCGCACCTATAAGGCGTTGGGCCTGAACGAGACCATTCCCGCACAAGGTGGATTCCTCGTTCAGCAGGACCTCGTGGGCGGGCTGGTTGAGCGCATGTACGAAGATGGCGCAGTGATGTCGCGCTGCTGGCGTATCCCGGTGGGCGCGAATTCGAACGGCGTCAAGCTGAATGCGCTGGCTGAGACCTCGCGCGCGACTGGTTCGCGCTGGGGCGGCGTGCGCGGCTACTGGCTGGCCGAAGCCGCTACCAAAACCTCATCCATGCCTGAGTTCCGGCAGATTCAGCTTGACCTGAAGAAGGTCGCGGCTGTGGTCTACGCCACCGATGAACTGCTGCAGGACGCAACGGCGCTGGAAGGCATCGTGTCGCGCGTCGTGCCTGCTGAGCTGCGCTTCCTCACCGAGGACGCGATCATTCGCGGCGCGGGCGGCGTGCAACCGGCTGGCATCCTCGGATCGGGTGCGCTGGTGTCCGTGGCAAAGGAGAATCTCCAGGCCGCTGATACCGTCGTGTTCGAGAACATCGTCAAGATGTGGTCGCGCATGTGGGCACCGAGCCGGCGCAATGCGGTTTGGTTCATCAACCAGGACGTTGAGCCGCAGCTCTACGGTATGTCGATGGACGTTGGCACGGGCGGCGTGCCGGTGTACATGCCCGCGGGCGGGCTGTCCGGCGCGATGTACGGCACCTTGTTCGGGCGCCCCGTGATCCCGATTGAGCAGGCCGACACCGTGGGCGACCAGGGCGACGTGATGCTGCTGGACCTGTCGCAGTACGCGTTGATCGAGAAGGGCGGCATCCAGGCGGCCTCGTCAATTCATGTCGCCTTCCTGACCGACGAGCAGGTTTTCCGCTTCGTGTACCGGGTGGATGGGCAGAGCCTGTGGAATGCGCCGTTGACGCCATTCCAGAGCACCAACACCCTGTCGCCGTTCGTCGTGCTTGATGCACGCTAAGGAGTGATGAGATGTTGAGCATGAGCCATGATGCAAAGGTTGTGATCCTGCCGCAGTGCGATATCGGTGGCACGAACACCGCTACGCAGGACGCCACCTACTGGGCGCCGGCGCACGATGCGCGCGGCTACCATGACATTTACGCCAAGATTTGGGTCGGTCCAACTTGGAACGCGGGCGATGATCTGGACACCTGCAAGTTGCAGCAATGCACGGCAGCCGACGGCACCGGAGCGAAAGACCTGACGACCTCCGGCAGCGGCACGACGTATGACTACGACACCGATTATCCGGTGGATGCGGCCACGAACACCGTCGTGATGGAAGTGCGCACCTCGCAGATGGACATGGCGAACGGTTACTACTACGTGCGCGCTTACGCAGCCGAGACCGGCAATACCGGCGAAGATGACATTTCTGGCGTTCTCATTCTGTACAACGCCCGCGAAAAGGGCGCTGAGAAGGAAGGCGCGGCTAGCGCTGGTGTCACCGTCTACGTGACGACCTGATAACCCAGGCGGCGGGGGCGGGGCAACTCGCTCCCGCTAACAATGGAAAGGACAGACAATGGAATCTCAGTATGTGCGAACTGCGCTGTTTGGGAACAAGCACCCAGGCGGCGTGCTGGTCATCTCGGACTTGCAGCAGCATCCGGGCAACATCTTCTTTGTGGACTCCGGGCATGCTTCGGCGTCCGATGCGGCGGGTTACGGCCTGACGCCGGATCGCCCGTTCGCGACGCTGGACTATGCGGTAGGCAATTGCACCGCTTCCAATGGCGATGTGATCTACCTCATGCCGGGCCATGCGGAGAGCATTACCGGGGCGACTTCGGTGGTCATGGATGTGGCCGGCGTCAAGGTCGTGGGCCTCGGTTGGGGCGCGACGCGGCCGACGTTCACACTGACCACGGCAGCGGCCGCGACCTGGAACGTCACGGCGGCAAACTGCTGGATTGAGAACGTCCTCATCGTCGGTAACTTCCTGAACATCGCCGCCATGATGACCGTGGGCGCGAACGCGGACGGCCTGACGCTCAATAACGTTGAGATGCGCAATACCTCGGTGGTTCTTGGTGCGCTGGTCGGCATTGCCATCGCAACAGGCGTCACTGATGTGACCATTGACGGCTTCAAGTTCGTGGAAGTGACGGGCGGCTTGACGGCCGCGGGCACCAGCGTCATCGCGGCGGCTGGCACGTATGACCGGCTGACGCTCATCAACTCTGACATCCGGGCGCACTGTTCGGCGGCGGCGGTCAAGCTTGACGCGGGCGCGGGCGCGGCCATTCGCATCGAGAACGTGCGGCTGTTGCAGACCGAGACCGGCGCGGGCCTGGGCATCGCGGTGCACAACTCCTCAACCGGCTACGTGAACGACGTGATTGTCATCAATCTAAAGAACAACGTCGTGGGCGTCACGGGGACCGGACTAAGTGTGGGGCCGAACGTGCGCTACTCGAACGCGGTTAACGCCTACGCGGGCATCTACACCACGACGGTTGATTCGTAGGAGGTAACACCATG